CTGGTATTCCCCACAGTTCGGAGAAGTTCGAATCGACTATCACCATAGGGGCGAAATAATGGCATCGAGACTAAAACTATACGCGGAGATAGATGCGGAACGACGCAGGCAGGAAGAAAAGTGGGGAATCCAGAATCACCCCATGAACGCCAATACGCACCATTGGATTTACACCGCTCTCGCCAAGGATGCGAAAAAGAGCTGCGAGACTGCAGCGAAGGAAGGGACTCTCACATGGTTTGATATCCTCTTCGAAGAGTTCTGCGAGGTCTTTGCAGAGCGTGATCTTTGTCGCCAGAGGGAAGAGCTAATCCAGGTCGCCGCCGTCGCGGTGCAGATGATTGAGTACATCGACAGGAGGTTGGGATGAGCTCACTCGCCGCCGCCCTCGAAGCAAGGGCAAAGGCAACGCCAAGACCATGGTATGAGCAAACTGATTGCAACCAGGGCACTGGTATAAGGGCAAAAAGCGGATTTGTCTTTTTTACCCCGGTCATAATCCACTATCCAAGACAAGATAAGCGATACGAGCAGGAGCTTGCCGAACGTGACGCGAATGTTAAAGCCGCCATCGCTGCACCCGATGCCCTCGACTGGATCGCTGAGGCGGCAGAGGTCATGAAAATTCGACATACGGAACTTAGCGAACATAAAAAGCGAATAGAATCCTATTGGAGCCTAAACGAATTCGAGGCATGGCGTGATGAACTTGCCTGTCTCGAAGCCCTGCTTGCCAGGGTGGGGAGGTAGAGAGATGAAAATTGAACTTGAAGTATCCGAATTGAACGAAAGCACCGCTTCGCCGTGGTGGGTTATTGTTGATCCTAAACAAATGATGAAGCCTGATCCTTATTATATGATGATGGGAATGATAACTGGGCCGTTTTTTAGCAGGAGAGAAGCCACGGATTTCTTTACTGCAAAAAGACATCGTTTTTCTGATCGTGCAGTAGTTTACTGTGCCTCTGGCAATGATTCATGCCAATATGACCAAGCGTATCGAAAAGCGGAAACAAAACACCGACAACGTTTAACCGCCCAAGCGCAAAAGGAGTAGAGGATGAAAAAGCTAGATATGGAATTGGCATGGAGAATCGAACAAGCAATTACCCCTGAATATCGTGAATCTCCTAACGGTAGAGGCGGAGTTATAGAAGTACGTAAGGATTACAGCCAAGCCGCTGCTCTCATCGAAGCAGACCGTACCGCTATTCGCAAAGAATGTGCAGATAAGGCAATAGCGTGGTGCAACAGTGAAATGATGGATATGGGCGCATTCGAGGACGAGTTTCGCGACGCGATAGAAGGGCAGAAATGAAACACCCGGAACCTGGCGATAAGGACAATACCCTCCCAAGGTATCTGTGCATCACATCTATGCAGATCACAGCCTGCCAGGCTCCGGAGCGAAAAGAACGGACTATGAACCTTATCGTTGAGTATGTGTCTGGCTTAAGAAAACGATTCACAACAATGTCATCCATATCGGAAGCTCTGGGGGTGGAGTATGACGTAGTAAAAATCCAGCTCTATAAGCGCAAGCATGGAATTGATTCAGTATCCACAGATCAACACGGGGAGAAATTCAGGATCTATAATGAAGCCTAATAAAAAAGACACCAAGAATAAGATCCCTGCAAAGAAATATGACGCTACGAGAGCGCGGTGGGACAGGTTTATAAAGAAATTCCTCGAAAACAACCTGCGCGACCAGGCGATAATATACAGAGAGGTGTACCAATGTACGGAGAAGTCTGCACAGCCTGCGGTTTTCAGGCTCTTGCGCCTCCCGTCATTCCAGGAACATTTCGCAAAAAGGCTCAAGGAATACCTCAAAGAAGAAAAAGCGACCCTTGAGATCCGCGTAGTGAAAATGTGGATCATAAGGGCGTTCTACGATATCACAGACCTCCTCGATGCAGACGGAAGGCTGGTCGATACCATGGAAAATCTGAAAAAGAATGGGCTTTCCTGCGTGATCGACGGCATCGATATCCGGGTGGACAAGGATGGAGGAGAGCACGTTGTCTATAAGCTGGCCGATAGGGACAAAGCTCTTACGATGCTTAAGGACTATGCCCAGATCATCAATGAGCCAGTCAAGAAAGTGGATGTCAACCTGAACCCTGGTGATGCTCTTTCGCCAAAGATTTTCATAGTACAACGAAGGACGGTAGAAGAATGGCAGGAGTTTTACAAGACAATCTCATCTGGTGGCCTCAACCAAGACAAGCAGTTGCCCTCACCTCTCCCGCCTTTGAGCTCTTCTTCGGCGGGGCTAAGGGTGGCGGGAAAGCCCTTGCAATCACAACAGAAATACTCACCCCAAGGGGATTTACTACCCTCGATAAAATACAAGTAGGTGATTATGTTTTTGGTGCAGACGGTAATCCTAAAAAGGTTATTGCCTGTACTGGAATAATGCAGGATAGGCCATGTTATAAAATCACATTTGATTCAGGGCAGGAAGTGATTGCAGACGAATCTCATGTGTGGAAAACATTGAATTTAAGAGAAAGAGCGCAGAATGCTCGTTTAACCGAAAAATACCGTACACAGAGAAAGGAATTTAGAGATCATGATAGTACGGGCTTGAAACCGTGGCTCTCTATCTTGAATTCAAATCGTCAATACGAGTATAAGCAGCCTTCGTCTGGTAGTCTAAGGACCACCGAGGAGATAGCCCAATCCGTTTCTATAAATGGCGCAAAGAATCACGCAATACCCGTATGCAGCCCTATTAAAGAGTTTACGCCAGGGATAGACGAAACTCTTTTGGTACATCCGTACTTGCTTGGAGTTTGGCTCGGGGATGGTACAACACTTAACGGATCCATAACAAAGCCCGACATTGAGATAATTGAGAAAATTCGAGGACTTGGATACACAGTAAAAAAGTGGTCGAGTAAATATGCGTGGGGAATAAGAGGGTTAAAAGTACAGTTATCTCAGATCGGAGTACTGGGTAACAAGCATATCCCTTACGAATATTTTATGGCACCACTTGAATCACGAATCAAGCTAATCCAAGGCTTGATGGATTCAGACGGAACAGTAAATAAAAACGGATCGTGTGAGTTTTATTCTACCAACAAGGATATTGCAGAAGGATTTCTTTTTCTTATCCGCAGCATAGGCATAAAAGCGCGAATCAGAGAAACTATTGCGAAGCTCCATGGGAAAATAATCGGGACACAATTCAGAATTAAGTTCACAACTTGCCAAGAAATAGTTAGCCTTCCTCGAAAGAAAGAGAGGTTGTGCAAAGTAAAGGCAAGTCCGATCACTGGAAGACATATCGTTGTATCCGTTGAAAAAATACCCAGTGTTCCGGTGAAATGTATTCAGATTGAATCCTATGATGGGATGTTCTTATGCACTGAAAGCCTAATACCCACACACAATAGCGATTTCCTCCTTGCCGACTTCACAACCGACTACGAATACTGGGGTGAGGCGTGGAGAGGTGTCCTATTTCGACGAGAATATAAAGAACTTGAAGAGATAATAAATCGGTCGCATCAGATATTCGGGAAGATCCCTGGCGCCGAGTACAAGGGAGGAGATCAGAGGACGTGGTATCTTCCCGCCCCTCACGCGAAGTATCCCGGATACGCTACCTTGCGCTTGAGAAACCTGAAATCCATGCAGGATGTGGGAGAGTACAACGGACACCAATACCCCTGGATTGCTTTCGACGAGCTCACGGAACACATCACCCCAGGACCTTACGAATTCATGATCGGCTGCTGCCGGTCTGCCTTCGGGGCTCCGTGTCGGTTCCGGTCATCGGGGAACCCTGGCCGGCCAGGCCATGGATGGGTCAAATCCCGCTTCATCGATGTATGCCCACCGTTTGACTATTATATCGACCCTAGAACTGGCCTTTCCAGAACCTTCATCCCTTCCCGGCTTGAGGACAACCAAATCCTCATGCAGAACGATCCGGACTATGAAAAACGCCTGCTCACCTATCAGCCCCACTTGGTAAAAGCTCTCCGCTGGGGCGATTGGGATATCATCGTCGGTCAAGTGCTTTCCGAGTTCTCGCGGGACAGTCATGTGATCCCGAGGGTGTCTTTAGATCAATCATGGTATCGCTTCTGCGCTATGGACTGGGGCTTTGCCAGACCGTTCTCGATAAACTGGCTTGCTGTCAATGAGGATGGCAGAGTCATTGTCTACAAGGAATGGTACGGATCCACCGGAAACCCAAACGAAGGGCTGCGGATGGGGGCAAGAGAAGTCGCCAAGAAAGCCTGGGATATGTCCCTTGATGATGGAGTCACGGTCATGGTGGCGGATCCTGCCTGCTGGTCGAAGAACGACGAAACCGCATCTATCGCGGAAACCTTCGAAGCTGCAGGCTTTGACATGGTAAAAGCCGACAACGACCGCAAAAACGGGCTGCAAGCCCTCCACGACCTCATGATGGCCAAAGGACACGATGGCAGGCCGATGTTCCTTGTTATGGAGCACTGCGCCCACTGGCTGAGGACTGTGCCATACCTTTCAGCAGATCCTAGAAACCCCGAGGACGTGGATACCGAGGGAGAAGATCATAGCTACGATTCGACGCGATATGGCGTTATGTCAGAGTATGTGCGTAACCCTAAAATATTACGACGCCCTGCGAAGATGAGAGCTGTAAACACAAGGCCAAAGTACGATCCGATGACATACGGGATACGTTAAAAAAGGTAGCGGTTTAGGATTGCTAAAATGGCTTTCTTGGCCTTCCGCCCTTCTTGCCGTTCTCGCGGCTGGCGGTAACTTTCCTATCTGTCTTTGCCGCTCCTCCCTTTTTACCGAGAACCTCTGCAGCAGCTTTGATCGATATAGCTTTTCCGCAATGAGGACAGTTCATACTATCTGCCCCTCCTGATATCTCCCATAGGGGGAGTGGCGAAGGACGACCATTTCTTCACCAAGATATTTGTTTACATAAAGTCCCTTGTCGTGGGGGTCGTCGTAGACCTGTTCTACCATTTTTAAGGCGTCGCCTCTTGATAGAGCCTTGGCGGTAAAATCAAAGTATTCCCTATCTTTCAAGAATTGCTCACGCTCTTTCTTGGTCCTGAAAGCAAGAGCCGCTTTGGAGTTTGCAAAACCATATCCCGGGTTACCCTTGTGAACAGTAAGATCGAACATTGCATAGAACATAATGACCTCCTTTTGGTCTGTATATAGGTTAAACCCAACCGTATGGGATGTCAAGCGGGAAAATGAAAAAACTTTCATGTCGCTTGAGTAAAAGTTTTTATTCTGCTTCTCATATCCCTGGACAGGTTCATCACCAACCACAAGCCGAACAGGCCCGTGAGGGGAAACCCAAGTCGGGCCACCTTTTAATTGGAGCGAGGGATGAAGGAAGATAAAAAGAAACAGCCAGCAGGCGACAGATCCTATATCGCAGACGTACTCGGTGACGAACGCCCCGAACCTTCACAATCCGACATCACAGGCTTTATGGCAAGGAAGACCGAAGAGGGCGAAGAGTATCTTCCGGAGGAAAGCCAGGACGCTATGGGAATGACCAGGGAAGAGGCAATCCGCGCGATGGCGAAGTCAGAGGGGATCCAGAACCCCGAAGGCGACATGGAAGAGCTCTTGAAGCAACTTGCCGAAAAGAAAAAGAAAAAGACCATGCCGTATGAACCCAAGGTAGACAGGCCCGGAATATGAAAGAAAAACTCATCGAGGAGCTTGTTTCTCTCATGACCGCGCTCGAACAGGACCGAAAGCCCTATGAGAGTGTATGGGATGAGGTGACGGACAATTTCTACTCAAAGCGCAATTTTTACCTTCCCACCAATAAGAACGCATCCCGCAAGCCGGACCACAAGTATTCCTCCCGAGCCAAGAGAGCATCCCATATCGCATCCAAAGGTTTCCAGGGATACACCGCCGACCGGAGAGCGGATTGGCTGCAGCTTGTCTTCGAAGACCAATCCCTTATGGGGATGTATGGCGTTCAAGACTGGCTTGAGACTGGTCAACGAGTGCTGCTTTCTCATCTTTCCAGATCCGGTTTCTACGAGAGCCTTTCCGAAGCGATTCCCGATGGGATGAACATGGCGACAGCCTCAATCTATTCAGAAGAGAACGTTGCCCAGGCCCGGATAGTTTTCAAGGCGCGGCACCCGAGAGCGACGTGGTACGCTGAAAACTCGTTCCAGGAAGTCGATATCGCCATGGATGAGGAATATATGTCTTTCCGGTCCATGGTAGAGCGGTTCGATGTGGAAAATCTGCATCCTTCCTGGCAGCAGATGGCGGAGCGCCAGCCTTTCGACAATCAGACCATCCGACATATCGTCATGCCCATGGATGAGAGATATCTGACATTTTCCTCCGGTCCCAGGTCGAAGAAGATGAAATTTGTATCTATCTGGTTCGATCATCACAACCGGCACATCATCGACGTTGGAGGATACTGGGAATTCCCGTATTTTGTATGGCGATACGATAAATCCGACTCAGAGGTCTACGGATCCACCTGCCCCGGATTTGAAGTGATAGATGATTCCTATATCGCTAACCAAATGACCAGGACTAGGATTGCACTAGGAAACCTCATCGCGGATCCTCCCATGATAACCCCCGAGGAGCTTGAGGGATCTGACTACATCCTGCCAGGGTATCATATCTACACCACCCGAAAGGATCAGAAGATAGAGCCAGTTCCCCTTGGAGCGAATTACCCCATCACAACAGACAACGAGGACAGGATAGAGCAGGCAATCGATGCTCATTTCAATGTGCCTATCTATCAAATGCTGCAGCAGCTCGAAGCCAAGAACAAGACCGCGACGGAAGTGATTGAGATTGCCGGAGAGCGTGTTGCCCTCCTGGGTCCAACGGTAGGTCGCTACGAGCTCGATATCCTGCAACCGGCAGTCAGGAGATCCTTTAACCTCTTGCGAAGAGCAAATCTTCTCCCTCCCCCGCCCCGCGCTGTCATGGATGCCATCGAGCAAGGCGAAGTCCTAAAGATCGAATTCGTGGGCCGACTCTCCCAGATCCAGAAGCGGTACTACAAGACGGATGGAATCGGGCAGGTCTTTGGATATATCGGTGCAATCCGAGACGTGAATCCCGACGCCCTGGACAATATTGATTTCGACGCTCTCACCAGGGAATCGCTTGAGAACGCCGGGGCTCCTGCTTCCGTCATACGGGAGAAAGAAGACGTATCGAAGATCCGTGAAGATCGGATGCGCCAGCAGCAGGAGCTCATGCAGAAACAAGAGCAGATGGCGACGGCTGAAAGAATCGCCACGAACGCAGACAAGCTCGGAAAAAGGCCCGAGAACGGCTCACCGCTTGAAGCTATGGGGCGACAGGCATGAGCGAGACAAAAGAGCTCAAGGAACGGCAGGAACGCGAGCTACGGATGCTGTATCGCAGCGTATTCGGTACGGAGTCGGGGAAGAAGGTTTTATTCTCCATCCTGCAGGATCTTGGGTTTCTTTCAGAGACGGAAGGCGACAGGACCGCTTTACGAAATTATGCAACGTTCCTTATCCGGGAGCGGATAGGGTTAAACGACGCGAGAGGGTTTATGTCCATCGTAGAGACATTGCTTTCGAGCGGGAAATAGGAGGCTTTAGATGCCAGAACTTATGGACCAGGGCGCAGGTCTCGACAGAGGCAACCTCACCCAGGGCGCGGACGCAGGAAAGGAAGCCACCGGAAGCTTTCTTGACGGTCTTATCGATGAAACCGGTAGTGGTTCCTCCCCTGCGTTGCAGGACGGAGCCCAGGCCGCAAAATCGGAGCAAGCGACAGGAGTTAAATCGACTGTAGAGCTGCCCGGATTTGCTTCCGCTCTACCCAAAGAATCGAGAGTCGATGAGAAGATTACCGCGTTCGTGTCCAAGTTCAAATCCTGGGATGAGGTTGTGAAAGCGGCAATCGGGCTTGAGGGGAAAATGGGTGGGATGGTAGGCGTTCCGAAAGAGGATGCGAGCCCCGAGGAGAAAGCCGAGTTTTACGCAAAGCTCGGAGTTCCCAAAACACCAAACGACTACAAGCTCGGAGAAGATGCGAGAGTCAAGGCAGATCCAGACCAGGTAAAAGCATTCCGCGAATTCGCTCACAAGCACGGATTCACGCAGAAGCAGGTCGAAGCCCTATGGAAGGAATCGAACGAAACTACGGCAAAACTTTTCACCCAGACCGAGGAAGCCAGAAAGCAGGAGCGTGTCCAATCGTTCCAGTCCATGGTTTCATCGCTGAAAGCAGAATGGGGAAAGGATTTCCCGCGTAATGATGCCATCGTAAAGCGGGGCATTGAAGCGTTCGGCACCCCGGATTTTGTGAAGACCGCGAAGACAAAAGGGTATTTTGCAGATCCGGAGCTAGTCAAACTCTTTTATAGAGTGGGATTGGCTGTCCAGGAGGATTCTTCCAGTGGACGCGGACGATACGGCCAGGGCGGCGGAAGCGACAAGCCAGGGATCGATAGGCCAGGACTCTAACCTTTCCCGAGGATAGGGGCTTACTATGGCTACCCTTTCCTTTAACGATCAACTGACTCCCATCGAACTCGCCAAGCGGTTCGGGGATAAGTCCACCACGTTCATCATCGAATCGTTGGCCGAGACCAACGAAATGATGCTCGATGCGGTCATGGGCGAGGCGTCCGATGGTACGGTCAACCGCACCACCGTTCGCGCTACGCTTCCCACCGGCACCCGCAGGATCTACGGCCAGCCCATCGGTGCCGAGGCCAGCCAGACCCGCCAAATTGAAGACGGCATCGAGATGCTCGAAGCCTATTCTGATGTTGACGCGGATATGGCAGACCATTCCCCCAACAAGAAAGCCCTCATCGATTCCGAGGATAAGGCTTTCCTCGAGGGTATGGGACAGACCCAGGCGGACGATCTTCTGTACGCCAGGAAGTACAATGGCCTCGAGTACATCGATGGCTTGTACGCCAGGTTCCCTGCCACGGCGGACGGATCCTCCGTCATCAAGGTTGAGACCTCCGGTTCCAACCTCACCTCCATCATCCTCGTGAAGTGGGCTGAGGACAAAGCAAAGCTCATCTACCCCAGGGGCATCTCCGGCCTCGGAGTCTCTGCGGAGTGGAGAGGAAAGCAGGATGTCACCATCCTCAAGGCGGATTCGACCCTGGGAACCCTGCCCATGTACCGGACCTTCTACAAGGCCCACTTCGGCATCACGGTCAGGAATACCAAGGCAATCAAGCGCATCTGCAACATCATCCCCGCTTCCTCCACTGCCGAAAACATCCTCAAGGCCCTCGTCACCGCGAAGAACAAACTACCCCCCGGCAACGGGACGGTCGTGGCGTACATGAACGCGGATGTGTTCACCATCCTCGAGCAGTACACCATGATTTCCAGGTCGATCTACACCGCCACCAAGGATGATCCCTGGGGCAGACCGACCACCCATTTCGGGGAAATTCGGTTCCGCAAGATGGACGCGCTGCTCTCCACCGAGTCGCTCGTATCCTAGTCGAATAGGGGAATCCTTCTGGGTTCCCCGTAGCTTTCTTCCAAGGAGAAGATAAATGCCGTTTCATGTTAAAAACGTCTTCTGCACCGCCAAGGACGTAAAATCTTCCGGCACTGTGTATTCGGACGTAATCGATACCGGAGCCGCGAACGTAGGGGACATCGAGCCCATCATTCTCGAAATCTGGTCCACGGTTAACGCTGCCGGAGCTGATGGCAGGCTTGCCATCACCCTGCAGCACTCCACCACCGAGGCGTTCTCCTCGGCCCTGGAATCCGGGGTCGCTCTTTCCGGACTCGCCGTTGCCGATCTGGTCAAGGGCAAGATCCTGGAAACCGTGATTCCGCACAGCCTCAAGCGGTACTTGCGGATCAAGTTCATCACCACCTCGGCGGATTCTGCGGTCTTCTCGACCTGCAATATCACCGCCGCTCTTCGGAACAGGGGGTGAGCATGGCCGTAAGCAAGTTAGATGTGCCTGAAAAGACTGTAAGGAGATTCCGTTGCATCCGCACCTGCTACTGGAACAACACTCTCTGGGTAGGTGAAGACCGCGTGAAAGAGCGCGGAGGCGGAAAGGTCTCCACGGTCGAATTCGAAGGGCCGACGAAGATTCCGGCCAATTTCCAGTTCGACAACTGGGAAGAGTATTGAGTAGTCGCCGGGGACCGAAAGGTTCCCGGTTTCATAGGAGCGTTTAGATGCCGACCACGGAAATAGACATTGCTAACAGGGCTCTTGCCAAGAACCATGTTAATGAAAAAATCACCTCATTGGACGGCACCCTGGTGAATGCTACAAGCTCCAATTTCCCCACAACGATCATGAAGGATCTTTACCCTTCCGCTCGGAAACAAATCCTTCGCCTTGCTCCCTGGACCTGCGTGAAGACCAGGAAGAAACTTGCTTCTCAAGTGAGAGTAGTGGAGACAGAATACGCAGAAGGTGAACTCGTTGTCGGGCTCCATTCCGGGATCTATTCTGTGTATGAATGCACCACGGCAGGAACCTCCGGATCCGGGTCAGTTACATGGCCTACATCCTCCACCGTTACCGATGGAACCGTGGTATGGACCTTCCGTTTCAACGTAAAGACCTCTGTTCTTTCAGAGAATTACCTTGGATTCATCTACAATTTCCCCATCCCTTCCGACTACATCAACCAGGTCGAATTCGTGGACGAGCTCGGCAAGGTCGTTGTCGCGGAGATCGAGGGGGAAAGAGTATTTTCCAATACTGCGAATCTTGTGCTTGTCTATGTTCCGGACGAAACGAACCCGGACAAGTGGGACGAGCTCCTGCAGGAAACAATCGTCACCCATATTGCCTCGGTAGTCTCATTCCCCATCACCGGGAGCCATGAGAATGAAGTCGCTTTCGCGCAAGCAGCTCAAGGGATGGTATCCCAGGCTCTTTCCAAGTCGATAAGGGAGCGAAGGCAGGGGCAGAAGGTAGGAACAGTGTGGTTTCCTGGATTATTTGACAGGGGTCAGCCGTGAAATTGTTCACCGATTTCACCCAAGGGGAACTCTCGCCCCGCTTCAAGGGCAGACCAGACCTTGAGCTTTATCAGAAGGGAGCGTTGGAAGTCACCAATTTCGTTCCCTTCTTCCCAGGTGGAATCACCTATAGGCCAGGCTTCGGCTATGTCGGGACTATCGGCACGAATAAGGTCAGGCTAATCCCGTTCATCATCTCCGATTCACTCGCCTACATCCTGGAATTCAGGTCAACGAAGATCCGGATATGGAAGAACGGCGCTCTCCTTGTCTCTGGCGGGAATCCGGTGGAGATCACGACCGCCTATACCGATCCGTTTTCCATTCAGTATGCTCAGGATTCAGCCTCCATCTACATCGTCTCAAGCCTTGCTCCAATCAAGGTACTTTCGTACACCGGCGCAGATTCATTCACCTTCGCTTCCTTGGCAATCACCGGGAACACCACTCTTCCGTTTTCTGGCGATCTTACATCAGGATCCACCACGGTATCGAACATTCCCACAACGAAAGGTCTTGCTTCCGGGCAGACCGTTTCAGGAACCGGGATCCAGGCCGGGACTACTATAGTATCCGTGGGCTCAGGGAGCATCGTACTCTCTGCAGCTCCCACCCTCTCAAAGACAGGATCCACCCTCTACTACTCCGTCACCCTTCCCTTCCAGAGCTCAGGCAACTATCCCAGGGCAATCGGAATCCATGACGGAAGGCTCGTTGTCGCATCAACGGAGAATGAACCGAACGCGATATGGGCTTCAAAGCCCTTCGATTATGGGAATTTCACCTATTATGAGCACATTGTTTCCACGTCTCGGGAGCTGCGGGAACCACTAAATGCTTTCACAGGGACCACCACGAGCGGATCCACGACAGTCTCCGGGATCTCCGCTGCAGAACTTGAGACGATGAACGTAGGGGACACCATCATGGGGCCAGGGATCCCTTACGACTATCCCGATACCATCACAAGGATCCAATCGAAAGGATCCACAAGCCTCGTTCTTGACCATGCAGCGACCGCTTCCGGAACCGTGACGCTCTATTCGTCGTGGTATGACAGATCCTTCCCGGAATACAATTCCGTTGAATACATCCGCGACATCATCACCCCATCGAACGCCTACAAGAAAACTATCGCCTCCGACATCAATGAAACAATCCTTTGGCTTGCCTCGGGGAATGATCTCATCCTGGGAACGACCTGCGGAGAGAGAGTCATCCCCTCGGGAGCGAATGCGACGAATTTCATTTGCAAGAAGCAGACAGCCCACGGTTCAGCCAGGATTCAGCCAATCCTTTTCAATGATGCCATCGTCTTTGTAGGACCAGACAAGAAGGTGCTCCGGGAATATGTCTATCGAGGACTCACCCAGGAATCGCAAGCCTACAACGCCGACAGGGTAGATCAATTAGCAGATCATATCCTCACCGAGGTCGTGCAGCTCGAATACTCCTCCTCCGGAACTCCAATCATCTGGACTGTTCAGAATGACGGAACGCTCATCGGATGCGTCCATGATAGAAGGCTGCAGCTCTCGGCCTTCTTCCGGGTTTCTTGCACCAACGCGCTCATTGAAAGTGTGTGCGTCATCCCGGAATCAGGGAAAGATACTCTGTACGCTTCCATAAACCGTTCAGGCTCGAGGACGCTTGAAAAGCTCGGGGATCTCTTCTCAGGGAAGCACGATATCGGGAGTCTCGCACATCTCAGGAGCTGCGAAGCTCGTTTATAACGGGACAGTGTACGCCGTCACCATAACTGACGGCGGGGCAACGGTTCCTCAAGGGATCCCGAATGATGCAGTCGTGCTCGTAGGTAGGCTATTCACTGGGCGAACAAAGCTCCTTCCCGTATCGGACAATCCCATGGGGCAGAAGATGCTTCCCAGGGCGAAGGTGAAGGTATCTGACTCGTATCCATTCAGGCTCGGGGTTGCATCCGCGCTCTCTACCGCTTCAATCTCCTCGAATTACTCCGGGGACGTTGAAATCCAAATCGGTGGAGGATGGGACACTCAAGGGGTGCTGCAGATTGAACAGGAGGGACTACCGTTATCGGTCCTGGCCATAGCTCTCGACGTGAAGACAGGAGGTTGACGATGGATCCAATTACTTTATTCGTGTTAGGGGCTCTCGCTGTAAAAGGAATATCCTCGGCAATATCAGGGATCATGGGCAGGGCGAACGAACGCCAGGAAGCGAGAGACAAGGCGAACTACCAAAAGGATCAACTCGCCCTCCAAACTGAAACCAATCTCGGAATGCTCGATAAAGACCTTGCGGCACAGAAAGACGCGGATATGAACCAGGCGACCGCGATAGAACGTGGAGCCCTGGGGGAAATGACCGCAGGGATGCAGCAGTCCTACATCGAGCAATTATCTGCAGAATCCTCCCATGCAGATCTCCTTGCCACTACCGCGCAGGAATCGGGAACCGTAGGAGCTCAAGAGGGAATGTCAGGTGCCAGAAGTGATCTTACCCTTGGATCAATCATCTCTTCCGACCAAACAAGAAGGGTGAACGCATCCAGATCTTCCATCGACCGGCAGATAGATTCCGCTGTCGGTGTAGGCCAGATGAATTGGAACGAATCAAAGACTAGGGCGCAGTCCTTGCGTAATCGGTACGCTGAAAATTCTCCTGTCATGGATCTATACAACTTCAAGAAGCAGCAGATATTGAAGGGTGAAACGCTGGAAGATAATTGGCTTGATAAAGTAGTAGACGATAACGAGTACAAGGGTTCATGGGTATGGGCTGATATTTTTGGAGTAGCGGGTGATGCTGCCGGAGCTGCAGCGGGAGCCTATGGAATGGGCCTTGTATAGGAGCAAATAGATGAGCGCAGGCGGAAGAGCACTATCCCAAGCCATCGGCCAGTTCGGGCAATCCATTGGTCAGATGGGAGAAACCATCTACAAGGTCGAAGCCGACAACGAGTTCAGGAATCAATCCCTTGCCATCGCGGACGGGATAGAAAAGTTCAATACTTCCCTTCTCACCGATCCAGACCATGGAACCCCAGGCGCGAACGAAGGCTACATGAAGAAATGGGAGGATTATAAAAAGTCCATCGATACCCAGATCCAGCAGGTCAAGAACCCTCTTGCCAAGAAGAACCTTGAAGGATATGTCACCCAGGTTGCAACCAAGCAGCATTCTTCCATCTTCTCCATGCAGTACGATGGATGGTCGGGGCAGATGGTAGCCGATGGGGAAAAGAGAATCAGCGCGATCATGGCACAAGCGGGGATGCCCGTAGATATGAAGATGTTCGCAGTAGTGGAGGAATTGGACACTCTCCAAGAGAAGAACCTCTTGAAGCCAGGGAAGAGAGCGGAGATCCAAACCAAATACCTAAAGCAGATAGCTTCCGACGAGTTCATTAAGAAAACCCAGGAGATCATGCTGAAAGAAGGTGCTGCAGCCGCCAGGGAGTACGCCCTCACTGCTGGTTTCAAAGCAACACAAATAGGGGATGAATTCGTTTACACGGACACCGGGGACATCGACAAAGCTCTTGCTTATGTAAGGATCCGGGGAACCGACCTTGGAGATAAGGAATACACGACCGCATACGACAAGGTGCTATCAGGATCCTTTACGGAAAGCGATAAAAACACCTTCCTTGCATCGGAAAACGCCTCTGATTCCCAGAAGTCAACGGTTTTAAGGGAATATTATTCCAGGATCGGAGAAGGTGACACCGTAGAAGCCATCATCGGAATGGGAAATTTTACCAGAATGGCAAACGGGGAAACAAACGTCGGGAAGATAACAACCTGGGCTGACATCGAAAGTCTAGCCAGAAGGAAGAAGATCGACGCATCCACTCTCACTTACCTGCAGGGGCAGTACAACACAGCTAAGAACCTCATGAGGAAAAATAACGAGGATCAGGATTGGGTGTCCATCATGCTCGACATTGTGGATGGAAAGGTTGCCACGGTAGCAGATGCGATAAAGCGCGGGAAAGCCATAGGGAAGTCGGAGGAAGCAAGAGTCCTATTCCTGCAGACCACAGCGAAGAACACCACGGATGCGACGATTCTTGCCAACAACGACGCTACAGATACCCTTTCAAGTCTTGAGAACAAAATCATTGCCAAGACCGCAACAGAGAAAGACTTTGATTCTGCCACCGCATCATTCAAGGCAAGCAAGGATCTCCTCGGGGAAGCCTATCCAGGTGTCACCGCAAAGCTGCAATCATTACGCTGGAAGTTCGTAGATG